TATCCCTACCGCCGCCTGCTCATCAGCTCCGACCGCTGCATCATGTATGACGGCCCCGGCTTTGACTGGCACGGCATGTTCCCGGGCATCAGCTTCAGCCCCGACAGTTGGCCATGGGAACCTCTCGGCTTCAGTCTCGTCCACGACGGCTACGATCTCAACGAATCCATGAAAGAGATCATGCGCGGCAACATGGACAAGATCAGGAGTCAACTCGATCCTCCATTGAAGTTTGATACCAACGCCACCTCCATGAAGGAGATGCGCCGCTTCGATCCCATGCAGCCCCGCGCCCGCATCGGCCTCGACGGCAACGCGGTAGACGGCATCGGCGTAGACCTCGCCGTGCCCATGGACGTCCTCAAGGTCTATCCTGAATCCATGCAGATGTACGAGACTCTCGGCGCCGCCATGGACGCTCAGATGGCTATCAACGACGTGCAAGCCCTAGCCAAAGCCCGTACCGTCGGCTCCATGGATGAGCTAGAAAAGATCATGGAGACGCAAGGCCCGATCGTCGAGGACATGTCCCGCTCCATGGAACCACCCATGCGCGACTTGGGCGTCATGGTCAAGTATCTCGTCCTGCAGTACTACACCACTCCTAGAGTGATGCAGATCGTTGGCATGGATGGCGTACATCCCGAGGTATTCGACTTCGACCCTGCCAGCCTCGTGCCTTCTCACCTGCCCGGCGAGGATCCCAAGTTTGGCTCAGCGTCAGACAAGATCACCAGAGCTCGCGTCTTCGCCGACAACCTGCGCTTCTTCATCCTGCCTAACTCTCTGCACGAGATGACGCAGATGGCCATGAAGCTCGGGCTCGTGCAACTGAGAAAAGCCGGTGTGAAGATTGACTCCCAGACCATCGCAGAATCTTGGGAATTGCCAAACTACGGCAACCTACAGGGCAATACCATCATCGAGCGTTACCAGTCCGAGCAGGAACTAGACCTAGAATTCGCCGCCAGGATGCAACAAATAGCCGGCGCCGAAGGACTTATACCACCAGGTACGCCCCCGGGAGCCGCCGCACCTCCGGCTAAGCCTAATCCCGAAGGCCGACCACCTTCCGGCAACGCTCCACCTCGTCTAGTTTCCAAGGATAACGGTGCCAGAAGCACGATTACAGAGAGTCGGTGATGACGCCAGCTGAAGCACTCGAACACCAGCGCAAGGGCGGCAAGCTCTACGAATACATCTCTCCACGTGTCACCTGGACCTTCGATGCCGATGCCTACTACCAAGCCCGTGGAACCAAGGTAGTCTGCTTCACCATCCCGGCCACCAATCCAGCCCACGAGCACGGCGGCTACTCCAAGGAGTACCATGAAGAAGCTCTAGCCGCCTCGCGTGATGGCCGCATCAGATGGCAAATACTATGAGCGTAACCAGTATCCGCACCACCACCACGGAGACAATGACTCCGCTTCGCGATACTTACCACCTCGTGCGCGAACGTGTCTACCAGGGCTCCCTCGACTTCGTACAAATCCTCATCGGCCTGCGCACCGAAAAGGCCACCGGTACCCTCGAAGTAGCACTCTCCCAAGGCGGTATCTGCCGTGTCCGGTTCCGTGAAGAGCAGGATATCCGCTACTCTTCCATCCATCCCTAACGATTTCTCTTGACAACACCTAGTCCTGTTACTGTAGAGTCCCCACAGTGGGATTCGTTATCCCCTGACACCACAGTCAGGTTAGATACGGCCGACTGCTATTAACGCACCTCTTGCTTGGTTGCCTCCGAGCCCGACACATGCGTTAGTGGTAGTCGGCCTTTTTGTTTCCAGAGGAGCCCTATGAAGCATCACGGTAAGGATGGCAAAAAGGAAAAGGACGGTAAGAAGGACGGTAAGGGCGCGAAGCTATTCGGCAAGAAGAAGTAACGGGAGACATTCGATGCGCGGACACAGTAAATCAGGCGGTTTCGCCGGTAATCTCACCAAGATCGGCGGCGCCGGCTCCAAGCTCAAGATGAAGTCCGATATGAAGGCCGACACTATGGTTGGCCCCAGTCTCAAGAAGGGTAAGAAGCAGGCGCACAAGAAAGCATAAATGGCTGCCGCTCCAGTTGCGATGACTCCGCCCCCAAGTGCAGGGGGAAATGCCCCGCCATCGCCGGCGCAGGTCAATCCAACCTCGCCGCCGCAAGTATCACCGGCTCCGGCCACTCCTTCTCCACAAATGAATGAGGGAACGCAACTGGGTATCAGGATAGCTCACGACCTTACAGCCCTGGCCAAGATGTTTCCGGTGGTTACGCCAAAGATTGCGCAGATTAACAATATCTTGCGGGAAGTGGTAGCTGGAATCATGGAAAGTTCTCAGACGGGCGAACCCGCCGCGCCGCCGAGTAACGGGTAAGGAGGCAAAATGACATACGCAGAGTATTTGAAAGCCAATGGGGCCACAGAGGAAGAGATCAAGGTTTTGGATTCAGCGGTAGCCCGCCGCGCATTCGATAAGTCGCAGGCTGAAGCCGAGGAAGCCCGTCAGACTGCCGCTAAGCTCGAAGAGACCATGAAGAATTACGAAGCTCGCGTGCAGTCCTGGTACACCGAGAACGACAGCAAGCTCAAGCAGGTCCAGAATCAAGCCGTAGCCGCTGCTGCCGAAGCTGCTCGCGCCAAGGCTGCTCTCTTGGAAGCCCAAAAGCAGGGCATGGTGGACATTGCCAAGGATTTAGGCTACGAAACGGAACCTCCTAAGCAACAGCCCGCCGCTCCTGACGATCGCTATCTCACCATGGAGAAGTTCCAGCAGGCCGGTGACACCTTCGCCGCCAATCTTACCGCCATGCTCGACGCGGCCAGCGAACACGCACGCCTCTTCCCCAACGTCCCTTTCAACGCCGAACAGCTCCGCCGTGAAGCTCAATCCCAGGGCAAAACTCTGCTCCCTTATTGGGAAGAGAAGTTCAAGGTACGCGATGCTCGCGAAGCCGCCGCCCAAAAGCAGCGTGACGCCGAAATCGCCAAGTGGAAAGCCGAAGGCGCCAAGGAGAAGGAAACCGAACTGGTCTCCCGCTTCGGCAATCCCGAGACACGTCCCATGGTTCCTTCCAAGTCACCTTTCGCTGTGCGCCCCGACGATAAGCTGCGCGCTGACAACCAGCCGTGGAATAAGAGCGAAACGCAGCTTGCGAATGACCGTGTCGTACGCGGGGTTCAGAAATTAGCAGAGCGTCAGTCCGAGGGATTCAAGAATTAGCTGTCAGTGAGTACACAGGAGAGTAAAGATGGCCGACCCAACATTTGATCAAATCTCAGCCACAACACTGGCAGATCTCAAAGACGATGTACTCGTTGATAATTTTTTCGTCGAAACTCCATGGATGCGCAAGATGCGCGCCATGGGCGCTCTCGAAGACTTTGCCAGCGGTACCTTCATGCAGGATCCGTTTATGTACGACCGTGTGAACGGTGGCGCTATTGCTCCAGGCTCCGATGTGACCGTCGTGCAGAAGCAGATCATCGCGGCCACCGCCTTCGTGCCCAAGGAATACGTGGAGCAGGTGCCATTGAACCTCTGGCAGACCAACGTAATCCAGGGTTCCGGCCCGGCGGTCAAGGTCAAGTTGATCGACGCTTACATGCAGAACGCGGTGCAGGCACTCAACACCGACGTAGCCATTGACTTCTACCGTCACGGGCAGAACATTACCGGCTCCAACCGGCAGATCTTCATTAACGGTCTCTCCGAAGCGCTCAACGACGGTGTCAACCCCTCCTGGGACGGTAACGTGTTCACCACTTACGGCGGCCAGACTCGTAACGGCGCTATCGGCAACGTACTCAACTCAGTTCCGACATGGGTTGGCGACACCGCCGGCAACACCGGCCAGATCAGCTACAAGACAGTCTTCGAGGCGTATCAAAACTGCGTGCAGCCTCCCGACATCGGCCTGTGCAACAAGGCTCTCTTCAGCTACTTGGCCGAGCGTCAGGAACCGAAGCAGCGCTTTGAGATGGTCTCAGACCTCAGCATTGGCGTCAGCGGCCTGAAAGTCCTCGATGGCACCATCTTCGTGGACAAACTGGCTCCGTCGACCAAGTACGGCACCATCCTGCCGTCCAACCTGAGCCAGACCACAAGCATCAAGCCGACAGCCTTCACCACTCCGACGCTCAGCACGACGCAGAACGCCATCTCTAACTACCCGAGCGCCACTTCCTGCACTCCCGGCGAGCCATTCTTCTGGCTGCGCGTCAAGGGATGGAAGCTCCGTCCGTCATCCGACCCGGAGTATAACTTCAACTTCACGCCGCCTATCCGCAGCCAGAACAACGCGGACTTGGTGGTCATGTTCCTCAAAGCGGGCTTGAACCTCTACACCGTGCAGCCTCGCGATAACTGGCAGCTGGTTGGCGCAGGATTCTAAATGAGAATACTAAGTGGGTTCTCAGTGAGATTGGGATAAAGGAGATACACCATGGCAGGCGGAATGCTCACGAAACAAGCTGACCAACTCACAGCCAAGTGGCTCAACGACGTCAACGACTCGACTTCCGGTGGCGCATTAGTCAGCGTCCCTACCGGTGTCCAGTCGGTGCAGTCGAGCGCAACGCAGCCCGGCGACCGTATCGTGCTGGACGACGCTTCGGCTCTGGCTAACAGTGATACCACTGTCGGCACGCTCTACGGCGGCGTCTACATGTACGTCGGCACGCTAGCCACCTCGACAGCCTCACCAGTCCGCGGTGCCATTGCCTTCTGGCGCTCCAACGAACTGCCGGGTGGCGCAACACAGTCTTACGTGGTCACCGCTGACGCTCAGCCCACCACTGCCGTCCCGGGCTACATTGCCGGCGTATTCATCAACCCGACGACCTCCAGCGGCACCGGCGTAGCACTCACCAAGGGCAACTTCGGCTGGATTCAAGTGGCAGGCACGGCCTCAGTGTTCTTCGACTCTACTCTGACGGCTTCAGCTACTGCTACCACGGTCTCCGCCAAGGTCAGCGCAACCATCGCATCCACCGCCGACGCAGGCGTGGCTCTAACTACCACCACCCTGTCCTTCGTTCTCGGCGTAGCTATCGGCAGCCCGATCAGCTCTACGATCTCTAGCGTAATCATCACCCGCGGTAACTTCTGCGGCCGCATCTAAGGGAGGGACTTGAATGGCATTCCCGCTTGGAAACAAAGTTCTCCCCGGCTATCCGCAACAGGTCGGCGCGAAGAATCAAATCATCTTTGACCATACCGGCCCGACGTCCTATACCCGGTACGTCACTGGAGCCGTGCCAACCGGCGGCGACGGCATTACAGCTATCAGCTTGGGCTTCGGCGGCTTCGACAACATGGACGATACCGCCGACGTTACCGGCCAGTTCAACGCCATCGTGGTCATGGACTTGGCTGGAACCGCCAACGCCGTACCTCGGGTCACCATCAAGTACTACTCACTGGTTACTGCCACGGTAGGCGGCCAATCCCAGACGGTGGGCGCAGAGGCTGCAACCGGAACCAACCTATCCACTTTCAGCTTCCGCTTTGAAGCGTACATGGTCTAATCTGGACGCCGGAGGGCTACCTTGGCGTTCCAGAACATGCAAGCGGAGTTGAGAGGCGCGGTACCTAAGTTGCCTTTCAGCTACACCGGCACCCTCATCAATCGCGCTTGGGGCGTCATCCGCGACTCGGATATCTGGTCGTTCCAGCTCTATGAATCCTCATGGCGCAGC